CGCAGTCCCACCACTCGTCGGCCTTGGGGCTGTGGACGACGATCGTCTCGTTGCGGGGGGTCGGCATCGGGCCCGCAGGGGCGTCACCGGTCCCGGCCGCAGCCGTGCCTGCCTCTGCTGCTGCTTGTTCCTCGCCCCGACGGGCCTGCCGGTCGGCTTCCTCCTGGGCCTCGCGGCGCTCCCGCTTCTGGTCGGCCTTCCGGTCGTCCTTGCGCATCGCGCAGTTCCGGCAGTCGTCGCCCAGGACGAAGTCGTGCCGGTCCTCGCACGTCAGGTTCCTGCACTCGTCGGTGTCCTCGAGCATCTGAAGCAGCGGCCCGAACGGCGGACGCTTCTTGCCGTTCACCTCCGGGGTCAACTCCCCGGCGTAGAACTTCGACGCCCAGTAGCCGTTCCAGCGCGGCAGCACCCGGTAGTCCACCAGCTGCTGCGGCGTGCGCTCCCGGGGCAGGCCAGCAGCAAGGGCGTCGACCATGGCCTGGCAGACGTTCTGCGGGACCACGTTGCCGAGGGCCTCGAGGAGGTGCGGCGGCAGCAGCGGAAGGATCGCGTCCCTCGCCTGCCGCTGTTCGTCGGTGAGGACCCGGCTCTTGGATGCGGTGGCGCGGGGGGCTTCCTGGGATGAGGGCGAGGGGCTGTCTTTGCCGGACGCGGCGCAGCCGCTTTCGCTCGCGCGCTCACTACTACCGGTAGATGGCCTACGGCGTTCACCCGGGCTACGCCCGTCAGGGCCATCGTCCGCACCAAGAGAAGGAACCAGTGGGTGTTCGGGTTCCTGCACGTCGCCCCGGGGATGCGGGTCAGAATTCTGACCCAACGGGTCAGAATTCTGACCCGCCCCCTCCGGGCCCTCATCCTCCTGGTCAGCCGGGTCAGAATTCTGACCCGCCCCCAGATCGGGCTTTCCGGCCTGCAACCACTTGAGCTTGGCCTCAACGTTCCGCCACCCGGCATAGCCCTCCTTGGGCATGTCGTTGATGCGGATGCGAAGCGGCTTACCTGCGGCGCCGGGACGGGATGACGTCTTGATCGGGCCGCCCTCGGGCGTGGAGATCAGCCCGACGTCGGACAGCGCCTTGAGGATGCCGCGGACACGGCCTTGACTGCTGGGCTTGCCGTTCGGCCCGGGGATCAGCTCACACAGGATGGCGAGCGTCAGGTTCCTGACGGGCTTCTTGAACTTCTCGTAGACCAGAGCGCGCAGCACCAGGTACCCGCGCGCGTCCGGGTCTCGGAGGTCATCGCAGACGCCGATCCAGTCGGAGATGCGAGAGGTGTACCAGCCGTCGTTCTCGGGCCCGTACAGCTCGATCAGGACGGAGTCGTCCGAGTGGTTAGGGACGGGCTGCGTGGTCACTGGTGCCCCCCGTGGCAGGGCTGCCCGCCGAAGAGGAGCGCGGCGTCGTGCAGCTGGTACATGACGGAGACGCGGCCGCGGCGGTCCGAGCGCCAGGTCGCGGTGACGATGCCGGCCGTCTCGAGTTCCGCGAGGGCGGCGTCCAGGCCGTCGCTGTCGGTGCCGAGCATCGCGGCGAGCCGGTGCCGGTTCGGCACCAGGCGGGCGGCGATGCGCTCCGGGCCGCGGGCGTACGACGCCAGGATGGCGTACAGCACGCGGGCGAGCGGGGTGTGATTCGGGTCGCACATCACCGACGGTGCGACCATGCCGAACGCCAGGGCGTTCCGGGTATCTGCGGCCTTCTGGGCCATGCCGACTACTTCCTTAGAAGTAAGCGAAGTACTGAGACCCGGTTTATCCCCGACCCGACTACCCGCCCTTCCCGGTGGCAGGTAGTCTCGCCTGTGGGGACCTTCCCGGAACCCAGACTTCATTCATAGGTGAATGACACGCGCTGGCGGAACTTCCCGTCCGGCCAGCGCAAACGCATCGGAGCCCGGCGTACCCCGCGCCGGGCTTCAGCGCGTTCTAGGCCTTCTCGGCCCGACCGTCCCCGCCCTCAAGCCAGGCGAGGAACTGCGCACGGTTCACATGGATCGTCCGTTCGACGAACGTCCACCGGACCGGGATGGACCCGCGGTGAAGGCGGTTCCTGACTGCCCGCTGCGTGCAGCCCATGCGGGCCGCCACCTCGGACGTCTTCATCCAGTCCGGCGTAGAGATGGGCGTTGCTGTCCGCTCCATCGGTGCCTCCGAGTAGGTCAAGTGGTCCGCCCCGCGCGGTGCGGGGCGAACGTGTTTCACACGCTCCCACAGATTTCACGAGACGTTCCCTCCGCTTCCCTTTCTAGGGCCTGGCCTGCGGTTACTGGGATAGCGGAAGGTTGTTGTAGACGAACTCGATGCGGTCGGCCGGCGCCGTGACGCGCAGCAGCTCAAGCGGCTTTCCGTCCGCACCACGCGTGACCCGTTCGACGGTCAGCAGGGGAACGCCCGTGCCGGTGTGGAGCAGCTCTGCCTCTTCCGTCGTCGGCATGCGCCCGCGGATCGTCTCGTCCAGCTCGGACGGAGCCATGCCTGACGCGGCGAGGGCACCGTAGATTCCACCCTCGATCTTCCGTGCGGTGGTCAACCCAGCCTGAAGGGCGACCGGGCGCGGGTACCAGGCCTGCTGAACTTGCAGAACGTCGTCACCAACGCAGGCATGGCGCTGCCGGTAGACGACATCCGATCCCGGCGGCACGCCCAAGAGAGCAGCGTCCGCCTGCCCGATCGGGCGTGTGTCCACGGTGACTGTCTTCATCCGCCCGTCCAGGCCCTGGTCGGCGCAGGCCGACTCCCACGGACCAGCCGTGCCACCGGGAGCCATGACGCCGCCGTACCTGCTGAACGGAATGCGGATTCGCTGGTTGTCTCGTACCCGGGCAGGGCGGCCGCGACCGGTGCTTACCAAGCCCTCGTCTGCCAGTACGCGGATTGCTGCCCTGATCGTCTGCTTCGACAGACTGAACTGGTCTTGCAGCCTCTCGATGGTCGGCAGCTCATCGCCGGGTCGGTACTCGTCCTGTTCGAGTTCGATGCGGCGGCGGAGCTCGTCTGCCACGTCTCGGTAGGTGGCCATCGGGTTCCCCTCCTCTCCTCTGCGACCTCAACCATAACGCAGAAGGATAGCCCTTTGACAAGTTGGCTATCCTTCTTTATGGTTCTTGTTGTCGGGCAACGACGGCGGTCCAGATACGCCGAAAGGCCAGGTGGTTGCACACCTGGCCTCTCGGGGGCCTCCGGAGAAGCCCGGCGAACCGCTACCAGCAAGAGGAGAGCGATCCGCATGCAGAACCCTAGCGGCACCCCGAAGCCCAACGTCCCCCAGCCCTACGGCACGCCGGACGCGAGCATCGTCGTCTTCGCCGGCGACCGCAGCAACCGCCACGCCGCCCGCCTGAACCGCGTCCCCGACGGCACCAGCGTCATCGCCGCCGGCACGGTCGAGAACGTCCGCATGTACGGCACGCCCGACGAGCCCCGCGCCGTGTTCACCCTGATCGCCGGTGACGGCGCCGCCACCTACGCGGCCGTCGGCACCGCCACCTACGACGAGATCTTCGGCTACCTGGTCGCCGGTGACGAGGTCACCCTCCACGGCCACGCCGTCCGCGCCTTCGAGGACGACTCGCGCACCGCGTACATCCGCGTGACGCAGGTCGAGCCCCTCTTCGCCTGACCCCGGGTCGGCCCGGCAGCCACCCACGCACCCCCCACGCTGCCGGGCCCCAGCGCACTCGCGCACCACCACCGCACGCGCACCGCCCGGGGGACAGCCATGCCCGCAACGCCCGAGCAGTGGATCACTGCTCTCTCCCAGACCTACTGGACCACCGCCGGGTCGACCGGCCGGCGGGTGGACCCGCTGACCGCGACCCGCACCGCGACACGAACGGAGGCACCGGCGACCGTGAACACCAAGGTTCTCGACAAGCGCACCGAGGGACTGGACGTCATCGCCCGCGCCGAGCGTCTGGCCCGCGAGGGCACGCCCCTCGCCCGCCGGGAGGCGGCCGCCATCCGGGACGCCTTCGTCATGGAGACCGAGGACCTGACCGGCTCCACCGAAACGGTCCGCACCCGCGCCTGCCCGGCCTGCGGCTGCTTCACCCTGGTCCCGCTCAAGGGCAAGGCCCAGTGCGTGAACCGTCACTGCGCGCCCCGCCCGGGGCTGCGCCGCCGCTGGACCTACCGCGACCTCGGCTACACCACGGCCGGTACCCCGTCCGGCGTGCGCCGCTCCGAGGGCTACCCCGCGGACCTTCGCTCCCTCGCCTTCCTCACCGAGTTCTTCGCCCAGTCCGGGCACAAGGTGCCGCTGGCGACGCTCGCCCGCTGGGCGCGGCTGCACAACCTGCCCGCGCACAAGGTCGACGGCCAGAAGGCACACCTCTACTCCCTGAGCGACGCCGCCACCGTGCACGCCGTGCAGCTCGCCGCCCGCGAGGGCCAGCTGTGCGGGGACGGCGCCCGGCCCGCCTGCACCGGCCTGGCCGACCTGTTCTACAACGCGGACGACACGGCCGGCGCGATGGATCAGGGCCTGGCCCGCCGCCGGATCGCCGTCGCCAAGGAACTGTGCGGCGAGTGCCCGTTCCTGGAGCCGTGCCGGGACTTCGCGCTGAAGCCGAACGGCAAGCAGCAGCACGGCGTGGCCGGAGCCCTCACCTCCAAGGAGCGGCGCGCGCTGAAGGGGGAGGCCCGATGACCACCTTCCGGGACGTGCTGATCCGCCGCCAGATGCGGAACCTGCGCCAGGCGCTGGCCTCCCTGCACGGTGTGACCCGCCACGACGACGACTTCCCCGCGGTGCGAATCACGTTCACCGACCCCGAGACCGGCGAGGCCCTGGACTCCCTGTCCCTGCGGCTCCTCGCCTTCACCGAACTGGTCGACGCCGCCCGCGCCCGCTCCACGGACCTCGTCCGTGAGCAGCTCCGCCACCAGACCGCCCAGTCCCAGCCCCCCGCGGCCCCGGTGCTGCGGATGGTCCCCACCGACTCCTTCCCGACCACCACCACCGAATCGAGGACCTGATGACCACCGCCATCATCGCCGTTCTGGGCACCCTGGCCGGATCGCTCCTGACCGGAGCGCTTCAGCACTACAGCCAGCAGGCCGTTCGCCGGGCCGACACCGCGGCCACTCGCCGCAGTGAGGGCTTGGCCGCCGTGGCGGACCTGGCCGCCGCGCTGGCCGACCACCGCCGCGCAATGTGGGTCCGCGAGGACCTGCGCCTGCGCCGCCAGGACTGGACGGAAGCCAGGGCCGAAAGCCACCGCACCCGGTCAGCCGTCACCGTCCCGCTGCTGCGTGTGCAGCTCCTTATGCCCGAGGTAGCACCGGCCGCGCAGGCCGCCGCCCAGGCCACCTACGCCCTGCGCGGGGCCTGGGAGTCGGGCGAGACCGGACTCGCGGGCCGACGGGAGCGCGCCATCGCCAAGACCGACGAACTCGTCACGGCCGCCGGCTGCCACCTGACCGCCGACCGAACCGCCTGACGGCTGCCTCCCGGGCCCGAACCCCGTGTCGGGCCCGGTCGCAGGGAGCCGGACAGACCGGACCGCACCACCAACCCGAGAGGACCAGCCCATGACCGAGACCGAGACCTTCGAGACCATCCGCTACACCGCCGACGTTGTCGTCACCACGACCGACGGATACGTCCTGCTGATCGAGCGCGGCTGGGACCCGTTCAAGGGCCAGTGGGCCCTGCCCGGCGGTCACGTCGACCCCGGTGAGACGAGCCGCGCCGCTGCCGCCCGCGAGCTCGCGGAAGAGGCCGGTGTGTACGCGGCACCGGACGAGCTGACCCAGATCGGCACGTTCGACCGGCCCGACCGGGACCCGCGCGGCAGGTACGTCACCGTCGCCTACCACCTGACCGTCATCCCCGGAACGACCGTCGAGGCCGGCGATGACGCGACCAATGCCCAGTGGTGGCCCCTGAGCGACCTGCCGCCGCTCGCGTTCGACCACGCCGACATCCTCGCTCAGCTCGTCACCACCTGACCCTCAGCCCCGGCATCCCTGCCGTGAGGGCGCCGGATCGACTCCGGCCCGGGGCGCCACCCCTGACCCCACCGTCCCGACCACCGAAAGAGGTCGCCGTGAACCGCACCGCCCACTGGCTCCTGCTGATCGCCTTCCTGATCGCCGTCGGCCTGTTCCCGGCCGCGCTCGCCCCCGTCACCCTCGCCGTCGCCGGCGCGGCCGCCGTCCTCGCCACGGTCCCCGGCCCGGTCTGGGTCGCCGTCGGCGTCATCGCCTGGCTCAAGCACAAGCCCGCCACGACCACCGCCTGAACCCCCGGAAGGAACCGATCCCGATGAGCACCTGGACCGAGCAGCGGCGCCTGGACAAGGCCGCCGACCGTGAGCAGGACCGCGAGGACAAGCGCCTGGAGATCGAGGCCCGCCTCGAGGCCGAACGGCTCCGCGCGGAGGAGACCCGCAAGAACGCTGAGGCCGAGGCCAAGCTGAAGCGGCAGCGCGACGCGGAGAAGGCCAAGGCCAAGGCGCTGCGCAAGCAGCAGCAGGCCGCGGCGCGTAAGCGGGCCCTGGCCGCGGTCACCGCACACATGCCGATCGCCGGTATCCCCGTGGTCGCCGCGTCCATGGCCATGGCGTGGGGCGGCCAGTACGAAGCCGCTCACGCCGCAGGGTTCGGCGCGTACAGCATCGGCGTCCCCCTCATGCTCGAGGGCCTGACGCTCACCTTGGCCACGCTCACGTCGGCCGCGATGACCGCCAAGAAGCCGCACGCGAGCCTCATGACGTGGACGTGGGTGTCGGCGTTCGTCGCCGCCGCTCTGAACGGCTACGGGCACGTCATCGAAGGCGGATCGGACGCGGTTCTCAAGGCGATCGTGTTCGCGGTCGCCTCACTGGTCGGCGTGTTCCTGTGGTGGCGCGTCGCCACCACGCACACCGCGACCCGCACCCGGGCCCAGCGTGCCGAGGACCGCCGCCGGGCGAAGCACTCCCGGGCCCGGCGGAAGAGGTTCCCCGAGGTTGCCGAGCGCGCCGACGACATCCTGCGCGCGCACCCCTACGGCACGGTCACCGAAGAGGACGCCTGGCGCACCGCGTGGATGGACGAGCACGCGATGGACGTCTCCCGCACCGCCGCCGTGACCCGCAAGTTCCAGGCGGCCGAAGCCGTCGCCGAATCGCTGTCCGCGGTGGCCCTGCGTCGGCAGTTCCACGACGGGGTCGACGGCTGGCTGTCGGAGGTCCTCGACGAGGGCGACGGAGGGTCCGCCGGGGTCATCCCGAAGAAGCCCTCTGGGGGCCCTTCTGAGGGCGCTACAACCCTTGGGGGGATTGGGAAGCGCGCACTTTCCCGCAGGCCCCGCAGGGACGCCGTGGAGCCCCTCTCCGAGACCGATCTGGACGCCGCGCGGAAGCTCGCCGATGCGGTCCCCGCAGAACAGTTCTCCACCCCCGCCATCGCCAAGCTCCTCGGCCGCAGCAAGGTCTACGCGAAGCGCGTCCGGGACGCGGTGCAGAGCGAGCGCAGCAACGACTAGCAGGACGGCCCGCGGTGTCCTGCCCGACTCAACCAGGCAGGCCACCGCGGACCGCAGCCACACCGTACAGCCACTCTGAAGGAAGCGAGCACGCTCATGTCCGACGTCATCCGCGCCACCGACACCACCGCCCCGGTCGTCGACCTCACCAAGCCGCCGCTGCACCTCGTGCCGGACCTCCCCGAGGACCTCGCCGGCGACCTGCCCCTGATCCCCGCCTGGACCCGTACCGGCGAGGGCCGGAAGTCCGCCGCCCGCCGCGCCGCCCGCCGCACCAAGCGGGCCGGCCGCCGCTGGGTCTCCCGGCAGCGCACCCCGCAGGGCCACGCCGCCCAGATCAGCCGCGGAACCCGCCGCGTCCACGAATGGGTCGTCGGCTTCCACGGCGTCAACGTCCAGGCCGCCGCCCACCAGGCGCACACCGCCACCCGCGAGGCCCGCGAGGCCGCCCGCCGCGCCCGGTACACGATGATGCCCGGCCAGCGGGACAAGGCCCGCCAGGCCGCCGACCGCGCGCAGACCGCCGCCATGGCCGCCGTCCAGCTCCACGAACAGGCCCGCCGCAAGGTGCGCAACGGCCGTCTCCTGCGCGGAGCGGGCGCCTACGGCACGCCGCTGCTGGTCGACACCGCCGCCCTGGTGGAGTTCGGCGGCCTCGGGCTGGCCGCCGGCGTCTTCACCACCCTGTCCGTCGCCGCGTGGATCGGCCGCAAGCCCCTCACCGACACGGCCTGGGACCCCGACCGGCGCAGCCTCGCCGACGGCGACCCGCTCACCGAGACGATGCTGAACCGCGCCTTCACCGAGGCGAAGGTCATCGGGGAGGGCAAGGAACTGCGGCTGCTCACCCCCGTGGTCAGCGACGGCGTGGACGCCTGGACGGTGATGCTGGAACTGCCGGACGCCACCGTCGACAAGGCCCGCTCCCGTGAGGTGGAGCTCGCCGCCGCGCTCGGTATCGACCGCGCCCAGCTCGACATCCGGCAGGTCGGCGGGGAGGCCCGCATGACTCTGTGGGCGTCCATGCGCGACCCGTTCGACCGCACGGTGCGGTCCCCGCTGCTGGACCGCCGCGAGCCGCTCAACACCTGGAAGGACGGCATCCCGCTCGCCTTCGACAAGCGCGGCCAGATCGTCGCCGTCACCATCTCGGACTACTCCCTGCTGTTCGGCGGGGCCACCCGCTCCGGCAAGGGCATGGGCGTCGCCAACATCCTGGCCGGCGCGCTGCTGGACCCGCGGGTGCGGATCCGGCTGTTCGACGGAAAAGGCACCGGCGAGTACGTGCCGCACGCCCCCGTCCTGCACACGTTCGTCCGCCGCAACCCCGCCCGGCTGCTGGACTTCCTGCGGGTCGAGGTCGAGGAGATGAACCGGCGCACCGAGATCCTGGTGGACCTGGGTCTGTCCAAGCTGTCCGAGGACCTGATCGAGAAGGTCGGCGGGATCGAGCTGGTCGTGGTCGACGAACTGGCGACGTACACCGCCCCGGACGGCCCGTCCAAGGAGTACGCGGAGGAGATCGTCGAGTATCTGGCGCAGCTCGCCGCGGTGGGCGCGGCGGTCGGCATCGTCGTGGTCCTCGCCACGCAGTACCCCGAGGTGGCCATCGTGCCCTCGCGGCTGCGCGGCAACTGTGCCGGGCGGATGGCGATGCGCACGGAGAGCGCCGACGCCTCCAACACCATCCTCGGCAAGGGCAAGGCGGGCGACGGCTTCGACTCCAGCAAGATCGCCAACGCGAAGACGACCCGCGGCCGCGGATGGCTGACCACCCCCGACACCGGCATGATCGCCGTCCGCTCCCTGTTCATCGACGAATCCACCGGCGAGATCCGCACGCCCATCGCCATCGGGCAGGAACTGCGCCGGACCGCCGGCACCCTCCCCGGGCACTGCGCCGACCCGGTGGAAGACGCGCTGCTGCGGCTCACCGGGGCGTCCTCGGTGGCCGGCGGGGCGAAGGGCAACGGCGGCATCGTCCGCGGCACGGTCCTGGACCACCTCGCCACCGCGGCGGCCGGAACCGGGCGCGGCTGTCTGACGGTGGCCGAGGCGGCGCCGCTGCTGGCCGGTATCGACGCCGACCGGTACGCCCGTCGGGACGGTGAGACGGACAGTGCCTGGATCGCCCGGGTGGGCAAGGCGGTCAAAGCGCAGGCGGCCGGGACAGGGGCGGAGCTGGAGACCGCCCGCGTGGCCGGCCCGGACAACACCCGCCCCTCCGGCTGGACTCTGGCGGCGCTTCAGGAGGCCGCCGAAGCTGCCCGGAATGCCCGCACTTGATCCCTGCCGTGACCCTGTACGGCCCTGCAAAAGCGCAGGTCAGGGCTGTACAGGGTCGGGGGGGCGACCCTGTACAGCCCTGACCGTTCAACCCCCTCCGCAAGCAGGGCTGTACAGGGTCACCGCGTCACCCTCACCGCCTCTGACCTGCACCGATACAGGTGCGTGCAGGTCGCCGACAGGACACAAACCATCCCAAAGGGAGAGTCGTGGAAGACAAGGGTCGGTACGTCTACCTCATCGGGTCACCGGTGATCCGCCAAGTCAAGATCGGACTCTCTGACACCCCGGCGATGCGAGCCACCGCACTCCAGACCGGATCGCCCGTGCAACTCCTGGTGATCCTCGCGATCCCCGGCGGTCCCGTACTTGAGCGGAAGCTGCACGACTACTTCAGGGCGTACCGGACTCACGGCGAGTGGTTCGACTTCGGCGACGAGAATCCCGTGACCCTCGTCGTGTCCGCGGCAACGCTGATGGGCTACCCCGTCCACCCGAAACGCGTCGCACCCAAAGACCGCCCCCGAGCGATCGACATCCCCGACGAGAGCCCCGACGCCGCCAGGTTCCGGTTCGTGGACCACCTCGCCCGGGCCGCTCAGAAGGCAGACCACCACCGAGGCTTCGTCAGCAAGTTGGAGCTGTACGCCCACTTGGCAGCCGTCGACCCCGCCTATGCGCAGGGGGACGACGAGCCGGAGCAGCCGTACCTGCTGAGGGCCGGGCTGCTGCTCGCCGCCGCGCTGAAGGCGGACGGAATCGCGCTGCGCCAGGTGCGCCGGCAGACGGCCGGTGGCGGCAGGGCGTGGGGCTACCTGGCCCAAGACCTGATCGCAGCCGCAGCTGATCGCCGCAAGAGCAAGCCGAAGCGCGCTCAGTAACCCAATCCAACCGACCCTGAAAGGCACTTCGATGAACACCGCCGACGACCAGGCCCGCCAGCTCATCGACGCCGTCAACGACGCGATGAAGGCACCCACCGCGTACCGCGACGACACCCCCGTCCCCGCCGTCGGTGATGCCCCGCCCGTCGCCCAGCCCGAGACGCGCCGGGTGCCCACCTGGGCCACCGGAATCGCCGTCGCCTCCATCGGCATCGGTGCCGGCGCCGTCGGCATCGGCTGCGCGGTCTGGCTGGCCGCCAAGGGTCTTGCCGCGATCACGCTGACCGGAGTCCTCGCCGCCCTGTCCCCGTTCGTCGGCCTCGCTGTCCTCGCCCTCGCCATCGGCGCGGCCATCGCCAGGGCAGGCCGCGCCAGCACCACGAACGTCTACAAGGGGTCCGTGTCCGTCACCAACAAGACGGAGATCAGCAGCACCGCGCGCGGTCTGTTCGCCCGCAACCGCAACCAGGTCCGGGGCGTGCGGTGAACACCACCGCAGATCTGAAGCTGCTGGGCGTCGCCGAAGTCGACGGCGCCCCGCTCGCCTGCGCCGGATGCGGCAACACCTTCTCCCTCGAGGTCCACAAGCGCGCCCCGTTCGAGACGTCCCCGGCCTGGGTGTGCTGCCTGTCCTGCGGGCACGGCGGCGAGCACCCCGCCGTCACCACGGGCCTGGTCGACGCCGTCCTCACCGGGTGGGCGCAGCAGCGCCGGCAGGTGGACACCCGGGACACGTTCACCGCCCAGTGGCGCGGCACGGTGCTGTCCGGCGAGCTGGTGCCCACCCTGGACGTCTACCAGGCGGTCGTCGCCGTCAAGGCTGTGCACGAGGGGGCGTCCCCGCACGTCAAGCGCTGGTGGCGGGGGAAGAAGCGGGCGGCGAAGGCGCCGTTCCGGGCGGCGAAGAAGCGGGCGGGCGCAGCGGTCGGCGAGGCCGCGGGCACGGTGAAGTCGAAGGCCCTGACCGCGGCCTGGTCGGCGCAGACCGGCGGGGCCGGCGCCGCACCGGCCAAGCGGACGCGGTCCCGCTGCACGGTGAAGGGCTGCCGGTCCGGATGGATCACCATCCAGACCCGCGTGCACTCCGGCACCGGCAAGGCGCAGGAGACCCGGGTGCGGTGCGCGGTCTGCCGCCGGGCCGACGCCTGAGCCCAGAGACGACGAAAGGCCCCCGCCGGTCGGCGGGGGCTTCGCTGTTCTCACACTCCGGTTCGGTGCCGGTGGTCCTGCTGGGCCCGGATGAACAGCCGGGTGCGCTGCACCATCAGCGCGGCCACGGCCAGCAGCAGCACCGTGCGCATCCACCGGGCGATGACGACGAAACAGCCGTCCGGCCAGAGCGTCACCAGCACCGTGTACAGGCACAGCAGGCCCACGGTGACGGCGAAGCCCATCAGGTTGCGGCCCACCTCGGTGCGCCACCAGGTGGCCCGCCAGTGGTAGACCGCCGCGAATCCGGCACAGGCCGCAAAGGCCAGCATCGACGCGGTCGCGTTCACCCACTGGTCGATGCTCAGTCCGTCCATCACACCGCTCCTCTGCGTGCTGCGTAAGCGGCCTCGATCCGCTCCTGGAAATGGTTCTCCTCGCGTGCCACCCGCAGCCGGTGGACGATGGCCAGCACCATGGGCCGGCGTTCCTCTTCGATCTCGCGCTGTGCCTCTTGGGCCTCCGACAGGGCCTGCCGGGCCGCTTCTCGTGCCTCCCGGGCGTGCTCCTTGCGGCGCTTACGGGGAAGGGTGATCCACCGCATTCCTGGGGGCCACCTCCTCCCGTCCGTCCGCCGCCCGGGGCAGGGATGCCAGCACGTGGTCGGCGGTCCGGGCGACCTCCAGCAGCTCGTTGGTCAGGTCCCGCTCCGCCTGCCGGGCGGAGACTTCCGCGCTGTGGGCGGCCCGCCAGTAGTCCCGGTCCGCGCGGGCGTCCTCGATGTAGTTGCGTGGGACCAGACGGCCGGTCAGAACGAACAGCACCGCTACGCACAGCAGCGCGGCGGCTCCCCCCTGCACAGGGTTGATTCCGAATATCTCGCCCACGTCACCTCCCGGTGCTGGTTGGGTCCGGCCCGAGCGGGAGGGGCTACCCGGTGGCGAAGCTGGTACCGAATTTGACGGTGTTCGCGCCGATGCTGGATGTCGGGTAGAGGGTGGTCAACAGGCACTGGCCGTCCGGCATCAGCCGAACCGAACCCGCCGTCGTGCCCCCTACCTCGAACATCGTGTAGGTCTCGGCTGTGGGGCGGCAGTCGGGCGGCAGCGTCATGCACAGGGTGTCCGGAGCAAGGTTGCCTGTCGACGTAGCCGTGATCGTGGACCCGGAGTAGGTCAGCATCACCGCCCACTCCGTCATCCCGCCCGCCTTGCGGGCGCTGTAGGACGACACCGTGAAGCCGGTTGCGGCGGTCGGGTTGGTCGTGAGCGGGACGGGGGTGAAGTCGTTCAGCCGCGCGGCGGTGATGATCATGCCGGGTTGCCACTGGGTCACAGCCGGGCTTCCTTTCCTACAGGGCGACGACGGCCGGGGAGGCGAGCCCCACGGCCGTCCCGGCCGGATGCGGTTTCCTCACGCCGTTGACCGAGCGGGTCACGGTGAACCACTGCGGGTTGAGCAGCCGGAAGTTGTCGTAGCGGATGACGGGGCTGGTGTTGGTGTTGCTCGTGGCGATGAGCGAGCGGACCCCCATCTCGCCGGCCGCCGTCAGATCCCCGTCGACGGCAGCGACCTGCCAGCCGCCCGGGTCGGGGTCGGCCGCCCGCCAGGCGCGGGCCTGCAGGGTGGAGCCCTGGCCCTGGAAGCGGATCCGGTAGAACGTGCCGGCCGTGTGGGTGAGGGCCAGGGTGGCGGTCGCCAGCACGGTCTCCGTGCCGCCCACGCGCTTGCGCAGGGTCAGCACGAGTCCCTGGGCCGGGGTGGCTTCCAGCCTCGCCTGGTACAGGTTGTTGCCGTCCGTCGCGCGGGCCATCGGCCCGCCGGACTGGTGGCCGCCCGTGGACAGGGCGCTGGTGGCCATGTCGACCTGAAGATCGAAGTCCCGGCCCGGCTGGGGCATGAGGGTCCGGCGGGAGATGTTGACGGTGGTCATGGTGTGGGTGCCGACGCCGGAGCCGACCGCGTAGTCCGTGGCGGTGCCGCCCGTGAGCGTCCACGGCTGCCCCGTGTTCGCCGTGCCCCAGCCGCCCGCCGCGGTCCGCCCGAAGGTGTCCGTCACGGCGTCTGCGACGGCGGTCACGGTCATCACCTCGCCTCCCGCGCGGACGTCGAACGGGAACTCGGACGGGAACTCGGCCGAGGTGATCCAGGCGGGGCCGGCGGTGGCCTGCACGGTCAGGATGGTGGCGTCCGCGCCCACCGGGGTGACCAGCTGACTGCCGTCGGTGTCCGCCCGCGCCGACGCCGCGCCGACCGTGCCCACGCGCCACGGCCGGCCGGGTGAGCAGGTGAGGATGAGGTCCCACGTGGTCAGCGTCGCCTCGTGCCGGATGCCCTCCACGATCAGGTCGACGTCGCCGTGCCCGGCCCACTTGGGCAGGCCGGTGACGCGGACCAGGTCGCCCTCGGTCAGGGTGAGGGCGGCCGGGATCAGGGCGGGCGCCTTGTGGAGCATGATGCGGATCTGCGGGTAGCGGGGCCCGTCGTGGGTGCCCAGGTGCAGCCGCCAGTGGGCGATCGGCTCCGCCTGCGCGTCGTCGTGCAGCGACAGCGTCACCGAGTCGTCGTAGCGGCCGAGCCCGGCCGGGGGTTCGGCCACGGACAGGGGGCCGGTCTCGAGGACCGCGCGCCCCTCGCTCCCGCCGTCGCGTTTGACGGTGCGGTCGTTGCGGATCGCGGCGTCGTCGTCGACCGGCCGCAGCGGCGCGGCCAGGCCCGGCGCCCCGGCGTAGGACAGCAACAGCTTCGGCGTCTGGTTGTACAGGCTGGAACGCTCCCTAAACAGCAGCCCGGGGCGGCGGCGGTCCTCCAGGAGCATCCCGCCGTCGGCGTCGGCGGCGGCCTGCAGCAGGTTCAGGAGGGTGTCCACGGTCTGCGGCCCCACCCGCTGGGGGGTCTCCGGGCCCGGCAGCCGGGCCACCCGCAGGCCTTCCTCACCGGCCAGCCGGTACATCCGCTCCCAGGCGCTCTCGCCCGTCCAGGCGTCGATGGCGCCGAAGTAGGCCGGGCTGCTCTCGACGTCGAAGACTCCGATGTGGCCGATCGCCATGCCGTTGAGGGCCTGCGCGTAACCGCCGGGGGGCGAGGTGACGCCCGTGGGCCGGCCCGCGTTCCCGGCGAAGGTCTCGCTGTAGTTGAAGCTGTCACCCAGGAGGTCGGTCCACACGATGCGCCAGCGGACGTTGCCGCCCTCCTGGGTGACCTGGAAGCGCACCCGCACCCACTGCCCGTACAGGTAGCTGCCGGTGGCGATGTCCCTGGAGAAGAGGTCCTCGCCGTCCTGGTCGCGGCCGATGATGCGGGTGAGATCAGCGCGGAACTGGATGTACCACTGCCGCACGCTGCCCATGGACAGGATCCGCAGGAACGTGTTCAGGGACTCGTTCGGCTCGTCCAGCCGGTACACGAACTGCACACTCCACGCCGGCAGACTCACGAACGAGCGGTTGAAGACGAGGCCGGTCAGGTGGGACAGGTTGCCCGCGGTGCCCTTCAGGGTGGGCAGGGGTTCGGAGCTGGGCAGGCTGTCGGCCGCCGCCCAGTTCGCGTTGGTGAGCTGCAGGCGCGGCACCCGCTCGATCGGCGAGTACGCGTACCGCGCGTTGGCGCCCTCCTCCATCGGCCAGTACGCCAGCGGCCGGTAGGAGGGGATGCGGCGGCGCAGCGTCGACTGCAGGGCTTTGCGGCCCTGGCCCAGGCGGCGCAGGATGCCCGCGGCCTGGACGGGGACCCAGGCATCCGCGCCGTCCGGGGTCCATTCCTGGGGCCACTCGGAGATCTCCCCGACGAACAGGTCCGCGCGGTCGCGGACGGCCCCGGCAGCGGTGACGGTCCAGGGGCGGCCTGGCGCGTCGGTGAACGCCAGGGTGCCGGCGGGCAGGGTGGTGAAGTCGGGGTCGGCGACGATCGTGCCGTTGATGCCGGCTCGGACCTGGGCCCGGTAGCAGCGGCCCGTCACCGGCAGCCGGGTGCCGAACTCGTCGACCTGCCGGGGCGAGATGGTCAGCGGGGCGGCGACCGGGAAGATGGTCAGCGAGGGCAGGATGACGGGGTCGCTGATCTGCGTCCACGGTCCGTCGATGCCGGGCGCCCAGTACATGCGGAAGACACTGTTGCCCGACCCGTCGTTGACGTCGATGGTGACGCGGACGGCGGCCCGGCGGGGCAGCGGGGGCAGGACCCGGCCCGCGACGTGGCCGGTGGTCCCGTTGATGGTGGCGCCCACCCACAGCGAGCCGCCGTCCAGCCGCATGTGGTAGCTGCGGTCCCCGGGATCGCCCCACTTGCCGATCAGCATCTGGGCGCCGGGCGCGTACCAGTCGGCCTCGCCCTCCCACCTCAAATCCAGATCGCCGGTGATGTCGAGGGCGGCGTGGTCGGGGGTGGATGCGGTGCCCACCGTGACACCGTCCAGCTCGAGGAAGGACTGGGTGTCGGCCACGGACAGCCGGCAGCGGGTGTTGCGGCCGATCCGCCCGTACAGGTCCGACTCCGCGTTCCTCGGGGAGAAGCGGCCGTTGCGGTTGTTGATGGTGACGGACAGGCTGCCGGGGTCGGTGACGGTGGCCCCCTCGCGGCGGCCCGTCTCGATCTGGACCCGGTCACGGTTGTACGTCGGGACCGGGAGCCACTGCCCGTCCACGAGGATCTCCAGGAGGGAGTCCAGCGGGGTGTCGGGGAACGCCATCGGGTGTGTCTCCTTACGGGGTGCCGAAGAAGCCCTGGACGTCGCCACCGCGGGAGCCGGTCTGCACGATGCTGCGCACCAGCCGCTTCATGTCCTCGGGCCCGGCGAGCTCGATCCGGACCGGGATGGCCTGCGGGCCGTCCCCACCGGTGCGGCGCACCGCGCCGGCGACCGAGCGGAGCATGCCGTCCAGCTTGGACAGCGGCATGACCGCTTCCTGCTCCCGGCCCTCACCGATCATCGCGAAGGTGGGACCGGTGGTGACGCCGCCCTGGGCGAGCATGGGGATGTTCGGGGTGGACAGGGTGACCGATGGGATGTCGACGCCCATGATGGAGCCGCCGCCGATCGTGAAGGACAGGCTGTTCCAGCCGCTGATGATGCTGTTCACGGCGCTACGGAAGGAGCGCAGGATGCCGTCCCACATGCCCGACGCGGCACGCGAGATCCGGCCCGGCAGGCCGGACACGAAGGAGACGACCTGGCCGAACCAGCCGGCGACCCGGCCGGGGATGGCCGACAGCCAGCCGATCACACCGAGGATGGCTGAGACCGCGCTCTGGGTCTTGCTCTCCACCCAGCTCCACGCCTGGTTCCACTTGCTGGAGATCCAGGCGGTGAACTGCGAGATCAGGCCCGAGACCCAGCCGACACCCGCACCGACCGCGTCAGTGATCCAGTTCCAGGCGGACACGGTGGCCGCGACGATCTGGTCCCAGTAGACGACGATCAGCACGATGATGGCGATCAGGGCGATGATCGCGGCGATGATCCACGTGCCCGGGAACGCCCACAGGGCGGTGTTCCACGCCCACTGTGCGATCACCGCAATGCCGATCGCGGCGGCCATCAGCAGCAGCGCCACCGCCAGGATCTTCACCAGGGCGGGGTTCTCGCTCATGAACTTCGCCAGCGGCTGCAGGACCGGCAGCAGCATCTCCCCCAGGGTCGTGGCCATGGTCCGCCAGATCGCCGACAGGGACTGCGAGGCGGCGGCCGCCGCCGTCGCCTTGTCCGCGGCGCCGGCGGCCTGGTCCATGCCGGACGCGGCGGCCGCGGTCGCCGGGTTCATCGCCCACAGCGCGTCGGCACCCTCACCGGCCATGTCGCCGAACAGCTCGACGGCGAGCGCGGACTGTTCGGCCGGGTCCTTCACCCCGCGCAGCGCCTCCAGGGTCTTGCCCAGGGCCTGCTCGGCTTCGGGACCGCCCTTGCCGATGTCGTCCAGCATCTGCTTGGCGGGCAGGTTGAGTGCCTTGAAGGCCTCCGCCGCCCGGTCGGTCTCCTCGGAGGTGATGCGGGCGAACTCGTGGATGACGTCGGCGGCCTGGTCGATGTCCCGGCCGCCGGCCTGCACGTACTGCGACATCATTCCGAACGCCTGCTTGCCGTCGAGGCCCAGGCGCTGGAAGTGCTTGCCGTACTCCTGCACGACGGCGGGGATGTCCGCGACCATCTCCCGGGGCAGCGTCTGTGCCGCCCGGGTGAGGACGTCGAACGCCTCCTGGCCGTCGGCCGCCAGCCCGTTCTTGATCAGGTTCCCGGCTGCCCCGGCGGCGTCGGCGACGTCGACCTGCAGGGTCTCCGCGAGCACCATGGCGTGCTTGGACATCTGGTCGAGTTCGGCGTCCGAGACCTCCCCGAGCCCGCCCATCGCCTCGGCGACCGAGCCGATGGCCTGCCCGACCTCCTCCACGGACTGGCCGAAGCCGGCCGAGTACACGCGCCCGGCCGCGTCGCCCGCGCGGGCGGCCTCCTGCTCGGTGTACCCGAACTGCGTCTGCAGCTGGGCCTGGGTGGCCTGCATGTCCATCGCGGACTGCAGGCCCGCCATGAACAGACCGCCCACGGCCACGCCGGCGGCGGCGGTCTGGATGCCGCCCAGGCTGGATTCGACCTCGTTGGCCGCGCCGTCGGCGCCGGCGGTCAGGTCATCGGTGTTGATGCCGATCGCGACCAGCACTTCTTCAAGCGTCGCCATCTGCGGCACCCCCCTCGGTCGTTGAGTCGGTGCCGCCGATGCGACGGTTGTAGGCCTTCACCGCGGTGAGCATCTGCCGCCACTCCATCGGCCCCTTGGGGCCCTGGTCCCACTCGGGGATGAAGTCCTTCGGGGTGGCCTTCTTGCCCTTGCCGCGGGCCGCGTTGGCGACGGTGGCCGACAGGATGCCGTGCAGCAGGTCCAGGCGCTCGGGCCCGAGCGGGCCGGTGACCCGCTCATACGCCATCCACTCCGTCAGTTCCGCCGACGTCGTGCGCGCCAGCAGCTCGCGCACGGTGCAGCCCAGTTCGAGCGCTAGTCGGTGGTAGAAGCGTCGCTCGGGGTCGGCTCGGATTTTCCCGCCGCGTCCTCCACGTCCTCCTTGCGGAGCCCGGACAGCCGCTGGCAGACCGTGCCGAGCCGCTCGAGGACGGCGCCGTTCTTCGCCCCGAGGGCCTTCACCTCCTTGTCGGTGAACAGCCGCTCGAAGTCCTCGCCGACCAGGCACTTGGCGACCAGCTTGGCGAGCTGGTCGGCCATGTTCATCTTCTGCACCGAGCCGTTCGGCCCGAGGACCACCAGGGAGGACTGGTAGGCGTTGCGTTCGGTGCCGGACATGCCCAGCAGCCGGACGGTGCCGCCCCACTCGGGCACCGGCACGTCCTCCCACGCCCGGTCGTCGGCGGTGGTGATCTGGTCCTTGCTCAGCAGTGCCATGCGCCTACGCCCCCGTCGTGATGGTCGGCTTGCCGGAGACCTTCCACGTCAGCGACGCGGACGCCTTGTCGTCGTAGGGCGCCTCCGGCTCGAAGCCGGTGAGGATCGCCGGGAACTCCCACGTCGTGGCGTCCTCGTCGGGGAAGACGATCTGGTAGTTGCGGGGCGCGGCGTCCTCGAAGTCGCCCACCAGCAGGTCGTGCTTGTCGGGCTGGTAGTTGATGTCCGCGGACACCTCGCCCGGGTCCTTCAGGCTGCCGAGGAACTGCATCCAGCCGTTGGGGCTGTCGTGGCTGGTGACGTCGAGCGTCTCCCGCGAGATGTTGGGGGGGTTCAGCGACGTCACGTCGGCGATCTTCGTGAACACCTCGGGCTCTGCGCCGTCGCCGCGCTTGAGCTGGACGCCGAAGCCATCCATACCGGCCATGGGCCTACTCCTGTCTGTGCATGAGGAAGCCCCGGGCCGGTGAGGTCCGGGGCAAGGGGGGCGGGGTGGGGTCAGTGCTGCTCGGTGACCACGCGGTAGCGCTGCACCAGGTGCCGGATGTCGCCCGGCGGTTCCGGGTCGGTCAGCGTCTGGGAGAACTCGAAGCGGGTCACGATGTGGTTCAGGCCCGTGATGGTGAGCGGCTGGTGGTCCAGCAGCGCCGTGACCCGGGCGCCGATCCGCAGGACCTGCGCGTAGCCCTGATAGCGGGACCACGAGTGCAGGGTGATGACGGTCTCCCGGCCGAAGCCGCCGTGCCGGTTGTCCGGCGTCTCGAGCGCCTCGCCGATCACGACGAACGGGTAGGCGGCGTCCTCGGGGACGTAGTCGTAGACGCCCTTGATCAGGCCGGTCAGGGTGGCGTCGCCCTTGAGGCGGGCGTAGATGGCGGACTGGACCGGCAGCATCGGCGCGGGGGAGGTCACTGGGTGGCCTTCCGGATCTCGCGCTTCAGCCGCTCGGGCAGGCGCCGCTTCTCCTCTTCCAGGGACGGGCCCAGGGAGGGGTTCGCGGGCATCTTGCGGGTGCCGAACTCCTGCCAGATGGCGTACCGGTCGTCCCGGTCCCACCAGCCGATCTCGGCGCGCAGCTTGCTGTTCTCGTAGCGGGCCTTCACCGAGCCCTGCAGGTTGGCGCTGTCGACCTTCACGCGGCCCTTGGTGCCGTCGACGATGGCGCCGGCGGACTCCTTCAGGGCCCGGAAGCACGCGGCGCGCACCTCGGTGGGCAGCTGCTCCAGGCGGCGGCGCAGCTCGGGCAGCCCGTGGATGGTCACGGTGATGCCGCTGGACCGGCCGCCCCCGCGCGGGTGGCGGCGCCCGCCGCCGCTTCGTCGTCGTGCCATGGGCCCTCCCTCAAGTCAGCGGCCGGCCCTGCGCCGGTCCTTGCGCAGGGCGAACAGTTCGGCGGCCACGGCCAGCTGGGCCCACACCAGCCGCTCCTCGGTGGGCAGCTGGGGGTCCTCCGCCCGCTTCTTGCACTCGTGCGGCTCGCTCGCCACGAACGGCTTCTCCACGGTCAGCCTCCCTGCTGGGATTGGGTGAGCTGCACCAGCGCCTTGGAGTAGACGGGCGCCGACGGCTGCACCACGGACAGCACCCGGAACTTCTGTGCGTTGCCCAGGGCGTCGGTGCCGCGCAGCTCGTCACCGCGGCGCACGTCCGCCCGCGCGGACAGGTACACGTTGTGCGAGTGGTCCGAGCCGGACTGCTGGGCCATCAGTCGCTCGGTGGGCGACGGCTGGTCGACCTTGCCGCGGACCGTGCCCGCCTGCGTCAGGGTGGTTTCCTGGCCGCCCGCGCCGTCGTCCACGGTCGTCTCCCGCCACACCTCCAGGCGCCGGTTCAGGTGCCGGCCGATGCCCTTCACCGGGACACCAGCGTCGTGACGCTGGACCCGAACCGGGCGGCCAGCCGCTCCCGCCAGTGCTGCGTCAGCTCCATCTCGGTGACCCGGCCGTCGGACCCGTAGGTCACCGCCCAGTCCCCGAGCCGTTCGGAGGTGACCTCCTTGTCGGCGGCCAGGCCCTCGCCGCCGTCCTCCGCCCGGTACGCCTTCAGCGCGGCCGCGACCATCCGGCACACCAGGTCGACGATGTCGGCGGGCACCTCCACCAGGCCGTGCGTGTAGGTGACCTCGATCTCGGACGGCTCCCGGCCCGACCAGCCGGCGGCCCGCCACAGGCGCCCGGAGGACAGCCGCCAGCCGGTCTCGGTGCGGCCGTCCACGGTGACCGCGTCGACCGACACGACGGGCACCCCGGGCAGCGTCAGCCGCTGTCCGGGCACGCCCTCCAGGGTGACGGTGGACGTCGTGCGGGAGATGGCCGTTCCCGCCGCCTCCCGCACGGCCGTGGACGCGACGCCCAGATACACGTTGACGACGGCCGCCTCCGAGGGATCCACGGCCAGGCCGCGGGCCTCGAGGTCGTCCACCGTCGCGAGCGGTGCCAGTGCCACGGCGTCCTCCCTGCTACTTGGCCATGTCGATCAGGTCGGCCTTGGTGTAGTTCGCCGCGTCCTCGAGGGACATGTGCTGCGTGCGCGCCACGTAGGCGGCCCACTCGGACTTCGGCGCGGACTGTGCGGGCCGCTCCGGGTCGCCGTCCTCGGAGCCGGTGTCGGGGCCCGACACGATCTCCTGGCGCGGCTGCGGCGGCGGCCCGTCCTCGTCGCGCTCCGACTTCAGCTCGGTGCGCGGCTTGGGACTGTCCTCGCCCGGGGCGGGTTTGGACTTCTCCTCGGTCCGCGGCTCGGGCCCGGAGGCCTGCGCTGCGGCAGGCTCGTCCTGCGGCCAGGACCACTCGCCGGACTCCAGCCGCCGCTCGATCAGCTCCTTCGTGAACGGCTGGCCGACGGTGACCAGGAACAGGGCGCCCGCCGAACCGCGCAGCCGGATCTTGTCTCCCGGCTCCATGTCAGGCCCCCACGATGACGTCGGCCGCGGCCAGACCGGTCGGCCGCACGACCTTCGCGCCGTACAGGTGCAGGCCCTTGACGATGTCCGCGAAGCCCTTCTCCTTGCGGGTCGCCTCGGTCTTGTTGATCTGCTCCGCGTAGGTCACCGCGCCGTTGTATCCGGCGATGACGAGCTTGCCCGCGCCCGCGCCCGGACCGTCGGGGGCGTTGTTGGACTTGCGGATGGTGAAGCCGGCCGCCTCGCCGACCACACCGTTGGCGCGGGTCGCCGCCGCCTGCGCGTCGCCGGTGCTGACGAAGCGGGAGTCGCGCAGCAGCAGACCGTAGAACGCGGGCGGCACGACGACCCAGCGGCCCTCGGTCGGCACGTTGTCCTCGTCGAGGACCGTGCCCAGGTCCACCAGCAGGTCGTAGGCCTTCGCGGATCCGGTCGCCTTGGAGATGGTCTGTTCAGCGACCAGGTTCCCGGCGTGCACGCCCGCGGCCATCAGGCCGGCCACGTAGGCGTCGGCGACGTCCCGCAGCTTGTAGGCGGCCTTGCGGGCCTGCTCGGTGAGGACCTTGCCGCCGTTGAAGGCCTGCCGCTTCTCCACGTCGTCGACCTCGAACGCGAAGTACTTCGACTGGTCGATCAGCAGCGTGGAGTCGGTGTCGTCGACGTCCTCGATGGTGATGTCCGTGTGCGGGGTGTAGGTGCCGATCGTCGGCTCCGCCAGGGACGTGATGTGCACGGTGTCGCCGTAGTTGGCGATGTCGCCCTCGTACTCGCGGTTCACGACGCCCGGGGCGGCGTAGACGTGCGACTTCTCCAGGGTGACCAGGAGGTTGGCGTTCCAGACTTCCGGCTTGAAGGCGCTGATGGCCATGGGTTTCTCCTTGAGGGGTTACCGGTTGGAGCCGAGGTAGTCGTCGAGGCGGCCCTCGTTCTGGGCCTTGACGATCTCGGCGTGCTTGCCCGCCTGCGACAGACGCCTGACGTCCGCCTCGGTGAGCTGGGTGGGCCGGGCATTCCCCTTGCGGGCGCCGGAGTCTGCGGTCCCTTGGAACCGCGGCTTGGTGCTGCCGCCTTGCGCGGCCAGGTAGGGCTTGGACTTCAGCAGGTCGTCGATCGCGTCGGCGACCTCGTCGGCGTCGACGTTGCCGTCGTCGTCGACCTCGAAGGCGGTCAGGTCCAGGAAGCGGTGCGCGTCGCCCGGGTCGGCGAGGCGGCCCGCGGCGGCGGCCTTCACCTCCGCCTTCACCAGGCGCTCGTTGACGCGGGCCATGGCCGTCGCTTCGGCCTGCCGCACCAGGGCCTCGGGGTCGGGCTGGTCGCCGTCGGCCGGCTTGTCGCGTTCGGCCAGCCGGGCCTCGAGGTCGCGGCGCCGCTCGCGCTCCGCCTTCAGCTTGCCCTTCATGGTGTCCAGGGCCTTCTTGCCCGGGTCACCGAGCTGGTCGGCGCCCTCCGGGTCGGCGTCCGTGTCGTCCGGCTCGAGGCCTTCGACTTCCTCGGTCGGCTCCACCGGCTCGGCAGCCGGGTCGACGTCGAGCTCGGCGGCAGGCGTGGGCGTGGTCATGGTGGTCTCCCGTTGCGGGTGCGGGCCCGCGCGTTGCGCGCGGGCAGGGGTCAGGCGAGGTAGCCGTGGTTCCGCAGCAGCCGCACGGCGTGCTCACGGTCGTCGGCCAGGCGGTAGATCTCTTCGGGCATCAGCCGGGGCGTCTTCGACACGCGGTAGCGCTGCCCTTCGACCTTCTGGAAGTTGCGCAGCCGGGCCCCGGCGAAGCCTCGCTTGGTGACGCCCTCGGTGGTGATCTGCAGCTTCCGGCCGTAGACGGTCGCGGACTGCATGCCGCGGCGGGCGTTCACCAGCTGCCCGAGATCGGCGCCCTCAGCGAGAGCCCGCGCGCCGGCCTCGCCGAACGTCCTCCGCTTCTGCTCCTCGGACATCTGCGCCACCAGCCGCTTCGGCGAGGGCACTTCCGGGGTGTGGTCGCGGGTGACGGGCTCCATGCCGCACTTGCAGCGCGGATGCCGCAGGAACGCCTTGTCGGTCTGGTACTCGGCACCGGCGAGGATGATGCACCGCGAGCACGCACCGGCCTCCACCACGCGGATGTAGCCGGTCACGGACGGGCGTGCGGTCATGCCCACCGAGTCGGCGGCCCGGCCGGTGTCCGCTACGGCGGTCTGCACGATGGCGTCCAGCAGCGCCTGCCCGGAGACCAGCGCCTGCACCAGCGGCCGCCCCTGGGTGAGCATCCGCAGAGCCGTCCAGATCGGCGCCCGCAGCACATCGGCCAGCGGCCGGCCCGACCCGTCCACACCGGCGAACGCCTGCGGAATGAGCCGGTCAGCGGCCGGACGGTCTTCGTTCTCCGGGCCCAGCAGCCGCAGCAGCCACGGGTCGGTCATCTGCACGGCCGTCATCTGCGAGGCCATCACCAGGGCAAGGACGTCACCCAGCAGCCCGAGCCACGACGGGTACAGGTTGTCCTGGTCCAGCCGCCGCCACACGCGGCGCGTGGCCAGCGCGGTCGCCAGGGCCAGACGCCGGCGGGCCTCCATGTGCGCGACCGCCTGCGGGGAGGGGCTCACGCCGCCGGCTCCTCACCCTCGTCGGGCGCGTCGTCCAGGCCGGGCTCCTCGTTGCCGAGGGTGGGCGGTCCGCCGCCGATCTGCCGGGTGAGCTCGGTGACCGGGTCGGCCTCCAGCTCCTCCATCCGCATCGCCATGATGTCGGCCACCTCGGTCGGTGTGAGGCCGTAGCGCAGGGCCAGCCACTTGAACGGGAACCCGAGCTGCTTCAGCTTCAGCAGCGCGTCCGCCAGCTGCGCGTGCGAGCGGGACTCTGCGTCCTTCCACAGGACGCGCCCCGAGCGCATCGCCTGCGCCTTCCCCTTCTCGCCGCGGGCCAGGGCGATCAGGCGGGCCGTCTCGCGCAGGCCCTGCCCCGACCACGTCTGCTTCTCCTCCACCCGCTTCACCAGACCGGTCTCCGCGGCCAGCAGCGCGCCCTCGGCAAGGTTGGCCATCTTCCCGACCAGGTAGTGCTGCGGGGTGCGGGTCTGCGCGGCGAGGTGACCGACCGCGACCTCGATCAGGCCGGTGTACATCAGCAGGTTGGCGGCCTGCCACTCGCCGATGCGGGCGTCCTTGTCGTTGAACATCATCACGCGGTCGACGGCGAACTTCGCCAGGTCCACCGGCTGCTTGCCGACGACAATGCCCTCGCTGTTCATCTTCGGAATGGACGGCAGTTCGGCGCCCAGGATGACCCGCTGCGGGAACGACGCGTAGTCGGAGGCGGTGAACAGCTGCGCCCACAACAGGTTGATGGCGTTCTGCATGGCGATCACGCCGCCCACGTCGCTGATCGGGTCGGCCGCCAGCGACGGCTTGTTCGGCAGCTCCACCATCGGCACCACGCCCATGGGGTTGGGCTGCGGGTTCGGCTCGTGGCCTATCTCCCGCGGCTTCCACCGCTTCAGCGCCTCGTCGACGTCCGCCATCTGCGGCGACTTGTCGCCGTCCGAGATCAGGTGCGGCCTGGAGAACTTCCACACCTCGTCCGCCAGGTAGAGGGTGGCGAAGTCCTCGCCGCCGTCCTGCCACCGCTTCAGCGCCGCTCTGCGCAGCCGGCGCGAGCCGGGCTCGTAGGCGATGACGCACTGAGAGGGGTCCTCGAACGTGACCACCGGGATCTCCGGGTCGTCCGGGTCGCCCCACACCAGCACGAAGCTGCGGGCGTGGACGACCGAGCCGAGGAACCCCAGCTGCGAGTCGGCGTCCAGGCCGTTGACCTGCCACACCTTCCACAGTTCCTTGTCGGCGTCCGTCTCCTCCGAGGCCTGGAAGCCGGTCACGGTCATCCGCTCCACCGGGGAGTCGGCCACCACCTGCGTCCAGTTGTCGGAGAAGTCGCGGTAGCGGTCCCCGTGGAACTTCGCGAACTCGTCCGACGCGAACTTCAGCGGGTGGTCGCCGCGGTAGAACGCGTTGTGCACGGTGATGTCCCGGCCGCGCTGGATCAGCTCTGCTTCCAGCAGCTGCACCAGGTGGAGGGCCTGTTCCATCGTCGCCATCGGGCCCCCTCTCATGCGCCGTAGTAGTAGGACTCTCGTTTCTCAGCGAGGCCGGCCGCGATGACGTCGCCCAGCGCCTCGTGGGCGAGGATGCTGGGGATGGTGGCGTCGATCTTCTGGGCGGGGCTCGCCTTGCGGAGCACGTAACGGTCCATCGGGCGCGCGGCCGCGCGTGTGTTGGCGATGTGGTCCGCCGTGATGGGGCAGCCGTCGTGCGAGAACGTGCTGTCCTTCTTGACCACGTCGGTCTTCAGCCGCTCGCACGCCGCGTGCATCTGGACGATGCGCCGGGTGTGCCAGCGGATGACGCGTTCCTCGCCGTACAGGTCGACCCATTCGTCGATCTCGGTCTCCCAGTACGGGGGGTCCGCGTACAGCCGCACCACGTCGTAGCGGGCCATCAGCTGCCCCAGGGCCGCCCGCACCTCGGCACGCGGGACCTGGCCCCCGTAGTCGGCCGGGTTCCAGATGGTCGGCTCGTCGTTCTCCCCGTAGACCGGGGTGAACTGGTAGCCGTCCATCGTCTCCGCACGCAGCGCCGTCCAGTCGTCGACGTCGGAGCCGTCGAAGCCGAGCACGATCCGGGTGAACGGGCGGATCCTGCGCGGGTCGGCCTTGGCCGCCCACTTCGCCGGGTCCAGCCACGCCGCGCTGCCCGAGACGCACCGGTTGCCGAAGAACCGTTCGGCCTGGGCCGGGTCCTTCTCCATGATCTCGGCAGCCTCCGCCTCGATCGCGTCCAGGTCGACGTGCGAGGACCCGGCGTACACCACGGCGTGGATCTTCCGGCGGTCCCGCTTGTTGGCGTAGGACAGCGTCTTGGGTGCCTGCGGGTGGTAGCGGAAGATGTCCCGGGCCTTCGACTCGGACGTCGTCTGCGCCACCGAGTTCTCCGAGGGGTCCCAGCCGTTCGTCGTCTCCATCGACCGGCCGCCCATGCCGGCGGCGCCGCGTCGCTGGGTCTCCCCCGCCTTTCGCAGCTTGTTCGCCGCGGTGTACAGGCCGGACTCGTCCTGCATGGCGAAGATGATCGGGTTGCCCAGCCGGGACAGCGCCGACGACGTCACCGTCTCGATCTTCCCGTCCTCGCCGACCCGGGTGAACTCCTCGCCCACCCGCATCTGCTCACGGAGCGGACCGCGCTTCACCATCTGCTGAAGCGGCCGGTAGACGTTATCGACCTGCGACTCCGACGTGGCCATCAGCTGGATCAGCGGGGTCGGCCACGGCACGCCCATCGGCTCGCTCGGCTCGTACTGGTACCACCAGCCGCAGCCGCAGCCGTGATCCGAGCACCGGTACCGCTCGCCGCCGCGCGCCCAGCCGTCGAAGACAACCGGGCCGGCCGCCTCGGCAAGCACGATCGTCGCCGACCACGGGCCCTTACCGGTCTTCTGCGGGGCAACGACCTGCGACCGGCGATGCTGAAACGCCGTCGCCAGACGCCGCTCGCCATCGGCGCGGTACGGCTCCACCCCCGGCTTGATCCGGTAGTGGTTGACCGTGCACCACAGCTGCCACGGGTACAGCTCCATACGCTGGCCCGCGCGGAAGCCGTCCGGCACCGGGCAGTGTTCTTCGATCCAGTACGGGACGACCCAGAGCGTGGGGAAGTCGACGACGAACTCGGGCCCGGCGTCAGGACCCTTCGCCATTGGGCACGACCTTCATCCGGTCACGCGGACCGGGACGCCGCGGTGCCTCCGCAGCGACGGACGGGAGGTCCAGCACCACCGCGTCGACCACCGGGGCGATCCTCCACCGGTTCCGCAGCATCCCGGAGACGCTCAGCCCCAGGCTGTCCAGGTAGCCGCGCACCATCTTCTTGATGTCCGCGCGGGCGTCCGGCCGCTCCGCCTCCGCCAGCGTCCGGCAGAACAGCGCCACCTCGAGGGCCTGGCCCATCTCCGCCCACATCACCGCCTGCGGCTTCGCCCACAGGTCCGCCCAGACGGCTTCCTCCCGCGGCGTCGCCTCGGTCAGCGGCCACTCGGGCACCGGCCCGGCATAGCCGTCCGCCGGCAGCGTCTTCCACCCGCCGGCCTCGGCCGCCCGCATCTGCCTCAGAGAGTTCGGGTCCGGCGGCGGACCGGACGCGGCATGTCCGCCTCGCGGCATGGCAATCACTCCTCGGTGTACTGCGTTGCGCAGCACGAATCGGCGTCACCTTGCGTGACGGCTGGTGGACCCTTTGACCCGACGAACCCCCCGGAGCCCTCCCCCGCGCTGTCCACCCCCTGGCCGGCTGGGGGTCACCCCCCTGGGTGCCGTGACCGTGCGTCACGTTCCCCATGTCTCGGCTGCGGTCTTGCGCGAGTGATGACGCTTGCTCATGGCTTGCCAGTTGGACGGGTCGAAGCCTCGTGGTCCGAGGGGTCCAAGTCCGTCGATGTGGTCGACCTCGGTTGCAAGGTCGCGCTGTAGCTGAGGCTTGGCGCTGCACTCGGTGCACTCGCAGTAGGGATGCGTCTGCAGGTACTGGGCACTGGCCTTGCGCCATGCCCTGTCGTAGCCCCTCGTGTTGGGCTGGGGGCGAGCTACCCGGGCCTTGGCCTGGCAGGGGGCACACCTGCCTCTGGGGGTGAGGGTGGGGCAGCCTGGTGTGGGGCAGACCTGCATGGCCTTGCGTGCGGCCATCGTGCCGTGTCTCCCTGGTCAGTCCTTGTAGCGCTTCTTCAGTACGTCCTCATGGAAGGCAGACCAGCCGAGTCCGAGGATGAGAGCCAGGACGGGGATGCTCAGGGTGAGCAGCAGGTGCTTCCAGGTCTCGCCCATCAGCGGGGCTTGCCGACCAGTGCGGCCTTGACCAGTTCCAGGGCCTGGGCCTCGGTGAAGCCTGCTTTGATCAGGGAGGTGTACAGCTCGTGAAGGGCGACGGATGCGCCGGCGAGCTTGCTGATGGGGTCTGCGGGTGTGTCGCCCATGGTGTCCTCCTGGACGTGCGTGAGCCCGGCCTGTGTGATGCATGGCCGGGCTCGGGCGGGGATGGGTCAGAAGTCGGGGCAGAGGTGCTTGTGTACGGCGTCCACGATCTTCTGTCCGGTCTCCGGGGTGTTGAGCTCGGGCAGGCGTGTGTCGATGGTGAACCGTCCCAGTGCCTGCTGTGCCAGCTTCTCCCGGTCGTCCGAGCCCTTGATGGAGCTGCACTGGTTCAGTCCGCGGCTGACGGCCTGGTCTTCCTTGCCGGGCTTGATGATCCTGGGGTCGATGGCGTTCAGCGCGTCCAGGAACGCCTTGCGGACGGCCTCGTCGGGCTCGGGCGGAAGGCCGGCGGCCTCGCGGGCCTTGGCCTTGTCTTCGGCGCTGATGTTGGACGGCTTGTTGTCCACGGTGGGCTCCTCTTCGCTGCTGCATGCGGTGAGCGTGAGGGCGAGGGCGGCGAGGATGCCGGCGGTGGTGGCGCGGGTGCGCATGGTCCCCCCAGAAGTCGATGGCTGAGGAGACATCGTCTGTTACGTGGGAGGGCGGCGAGGGCGTGGTGACGGTGCTGTGACACACCGATGCGCCCGTGCCGGGGGTCAGGCGGTGGTGCTGTTGGTGATCAGCCCCAGGGTGGCGAGCGCGGTCAGCAGGGAGGTGAGGGCCGCGTTCCCGCCGGTCGACCCGGTCACGGTCGGCTTGGCTGCGGCCGTCGCCCCGTAGAAGCCGAGCGTGGTGCCGAGGTGGCGCAGGGCGAGCGCGATGACGACGGAGTCGTCCGTCGTCCACTCGTTGGCGGCGCTCCGGCGCCAGTTCACGTCACGGGCTCCGGTGCCGGGCCCGGCCTCGATGGTGCCGTTCGCCAGGATCCGGACGCGGTCGAAGGCTTCGACGCCGACGATGCCGGCCAGCAGGGTGTCGGTGGCGGTGGCGCGCTGGGTGGTGACGGTGCCGGTGATGGTGCCGCCGGTCCGTTGCAGGTACCGCTGATCGGCGAGCGTCTGGGTGAGCGCACCGATGATCTCGGGGGTCAGGGGGACGTCGCCGGTCGCCGGGTTCGGCTCGATGCCGGCCACGGTCAGCGCGTACTGGATGAACTCGGGCATGACGTCGACGCGGGCGCGGTCGGCGAGGTCGATGCCGGGGACGGCGTCGGCCGCGTTGACCTCGATCGAGTACGGGGGGTCCGCGACCAGGGGGCCCTTGTCGTGGTGCCGGGTGCGGCGGATCACGGTGTAGGTGAGGCCTTCCGGCTCCGTGTCGGGATCGTCCCCGGCGGCGAGCCGCACCACGACCTGGCCGTCGGCGTCGATGTCGACGCGGATCGGGTCGGCGGTCTGGCTGGTGGTGCCGTTGGTGATGCGGCCGGACGGCACGAACGTGTAGTAGCCGGTGGCCGGGGTCTGGTCGGCCTTCAGGGCGGTGTCGCGGACTTCGACGTAGGTGAGCGGCATGGTGTGGGTCTCCAGGCGGGCGGCGACGGCCGCACGGAAGCCGGCCATGGGGAAGCTGGGGTCGACCTTGCGGGTGGTGCCCTCGCCGTGGCCGATGACCGCGTCGGCGGTCCAGCCGTGGTGGCGGCAGATCGCGGCGGCCCACTTCACGGCCGCCTCGTACTGGGCGGCCGGGTAGGGGTCTACGCCGTCGCCCAGGTTCTCGATCTCGATCCCGTAGGTGACCGTGTTGCCGTCGACGGGTTCCGCGGCGGCGGGTGCGGGGTGTACCGGGGCCTGGGCCACCATCGCGTCGTAGGCGTTCTGCGCCATGCCGCCGAAGTGGTTGGCGCGGCCCCCGGAGATGAGGGTGAGGGTGCCGTTCTTGGCGAGGTGGGCGTGGCAGAGCGGTCCGGGGAGTCCGGCGTCGCCGTTGATGCAGAAGGCGAGGCTGTCGGTGCCTGCGGTGTGGTGGATGGCCACACCGGCAACGGGGCCCCAGGCCGCAATGTGGTTGCGGTCGTGGGTGCGCCAGTTGGGCGACAGGTTCTCTACCGGGGCGAGGCCTTCGGCCTGCAGCGCGGCGAGCATCTGCGTCGGGGTCATCGGTGGGGCCGTGGGCACGGGGACCGCCTCTCGTCGGCTCGGGTCAGTCCTCGCGGATGGTGCGTCGGATGGAGTCCCGCAGGTTCTCGGCTTCGCCGCGCAGGTCGACGCGGATGCTGGTGCCGCGCTTGGCCGGCTGCGGGTCCTGGAGCTGGACGGCGGCGGCGAAGTCGGCGGGTGTGGCGAGGTCGAGGACGTAGCCGTCGCGGTGGCGTGCGGCCTGCTCGATGATGCGCTTCCGCTTGGGGTCGCTGCTCTGTACGCCCTCGGTCCAGCGGAGGACGAAGACGTGCCCGGTGGGGAAGCGGGCGGGGAACGCGTCGGGGGTGGTGGGCACGCCCATGCGGGTGTTGAGGGTGCGGGCCTTGTTGAGGCCGTCGAGGATGGCGGCGATGACGCGGAGTTCGCGGGTGGTGAGGGTCTGCACGGTGGAGGCTCCTTGGTGGAGGCCGGGAAGGGGTGCGGGAAGGAGACGGCCCCCGCGACCGGTGTCCGTGTCGGCTTCGAACGGTCCGGTGCGGGGGCCTGGGTTCACGGCCGCACGCGGCTGCTTCCCGGACAGGCGGGGGCTCGTGAACGGGAAAGACCCGCCGGAGGCTGGGTGCGGGGATGCGACCACTCCGGCGGGCCTTGTCTGGGGGTAGACACAGTTGTTCTACCTGCGCGTGATCGTTACCCACGCATCGTTACCCCGCAAGGGCGGGTGTCTTGTCGCTGGTCAGGCGCGGTTTGGGGGCCTGCCGGGCGGCGTGCAGGTCTTCGAGGGCGTACAGCGGGTGGCGTTCGGTGCCGCCGGCGGGCCGTATGAGGCCGCGGTGGCGCCAGACGCGCAGGGTGCTGGTGGAGATGCCCAGGGCGCGGGCGGCGAGGTCGGCAGGAAGCAGTCGGGCCATACACCCCAGTGTGATCAGCTTTCGCCCGACTGTTCCCTTCGCTCAACCGGCGGCGGTCACAGGCCGATGCCGTCGGTGTGCATTGCCTTCGCCAGTTCGTCCTGCATGCGGTAGCTGGGGGAGCGGTGCAGCTTGCCGGCGTCGCGGTCGTACCGCTTGGTGGTGCGCGGGTCGGCGTGGCCCATGGCGTCCTGAACGTCGGCCAGCGGGACGCCCTTGGACAGCAGCGCGGTGGCGTAGGAGTGGCGCAGGGAGTGCGGGGAGAGCGTGGCGTGGTGCGGGATGTCGGCGGCCTTCGCCACGCGGCGGATGAGGCGGAACGCGGCGGGTTCGTCCATCGGCCTGCCGGTGCGGGTGGCGAAGACGTAGTCGGCGGCGCGGCGGCGGCCGGGACCGAGATGGCGGTCGATGGCGTCCACGGCGAGCGGCACCAGGACGACGCGCTTGGTGTGGTCGCCCTTCACCACCAGGTCGGCGACGCGGTGGCCCTGGTCGTGCCCGAGCTTGCCCACGGTGAGGGCCAGGACGGAGCCGATGCGGCCGGCGGTGGTGGCGAGGGTGGCCAGCAGCGCGTAGGTGCGGGTCGACTCGTGGTCGCGGGCGTAGGCCAGCAGCGTGCCGAGCTGGGCGGCGGTGAGGCCGCGGGTGGGGGAGTCGTCGGCGGACACCGAGGGGCGTTCCATGCCCTCGAAGGGGTTGCGGTCGGCAACGTCGGCGCGGATCAGGTACGTGTACCAGCTCGAGGCGGCGGCGAGTCGGCGGGCCCGGGTCGACTTGGCGAGGCCGGTCTCCCGCAGGGCGGTCTCGTACTCGTCGGCGTCGGTGGGCTTCGCCCGGGTGGGGTCGACCCCGGCGTGGGCGCAGTAGGCCAGCCACCAGGCGGCGTCCTTGGCGTAGGCGGTGCGGCTGTGCTCGCTCGGGCGGCGGGCCATCCAGGCGCGGGTGGACTTCAGCACCGCGGGCGAGGCGCCGGCGTCGGCGAGGAGTTCGAGGAGCGCGGTGGGTGACGCGGCGGGTGGGGTGCCGCGCAGGGGGAGCCGGGTCTCGTCCGGCCGCGCGAGGTCGGCGGCGGCGGGTACGGCGGGAAGCGTGTCCATGACTACAGGATAAGGGTCATTATTCTGTGCTGCCCGGGGTTCGGCGCGGCCCGGCGGAGGTGATCGTTCCTGCCCGTTTGGGGTCCGGGGGAAGCCGGGGGAACATAGCGCGCATGGCTGCCCTTCCCCGGACCGAGTGCCCCGTGTGTACCCGCGACGTCGCCGTGACCCGGCGGGGTCTGGTGTACCGCCACGATCCGAGGGGCGGCCGGGATCCGGAACTGAGATCGTGCCCGGGATCGCTGAAGCCGGTGCAGGCGCCGGCGGGCGCGCTGCTGCTGTTCGTCTCCCCCAACGACGACCCCTCGGTGAGCAAAATTTTGCGCACACCGCCGGAGCCGACCGGGCTGTTCTGAGTTCCCGGGCTTTCCGGCCCCCCTACGCACGGGCGCGCGTGGAACTGGTGAGACCGCCCCTCGCACGCGCGGACTCCTAGAGAGGCAACAGGCAACTCCTACCGCGGTGTCCCCCGAGCCGGAATCGTGGTGGACATGCAGACCACACACCTGGACGGGCTGGGTCCCGTCGCCGCTGTCATCCGCTCCATCGGCTTCCGTCACGAGGGCGCACACGACCTCGTGACCGATGGCCTCTACCTCGACCTGCGCACCGCCCTGCGCAACCCCGCCGACGACCCGACCATGCGCTACCGCACCGGCCTGGACGGAGACGTGTACGCCCACGTCCTGGCCACCCCCGGAGCCCGGGAAGTCATCGCCCGGACCGCCGTCCAACTCCGCGTCCTGGCCGACGAGGTACCCGCGGGCCGGCTGGTCCGCCTCACCGTGGCGTGCCAGGGAGGTCGGCATCGTTCCGTGGCTGTTGCGGAGGCGGTCGCCCATGAGATCTGGACCGCATGGGAGGGCGAGCGCGGAGTCGAGGTGGAGCACCACCACATCGACCGCCCGGTCCTGCCCGCTTCCGGCTGATCCGCGATACGTCGCCGCTGCTGCGGGGAGGGTGCCGCGGCCGAGGTTCCGTGAAAAGTCAGCGGCCCCGTCCCGGAGTTTTGTGACCTCGGGGCGGGGCCGTGGGCCGGTGCTGCGATTCCCGGCCGTTCAGAGGAGATGGCCCTGCCCGCCGCAGGGCTCGCGGGCAGGGACACCGGGCGGCCACCCTGCCCGTCGCAGGTCACCGGGCAGGGGTGCCGAGGGCCGCCCCAGACGACGGGGGGCGAAGTCCGGGAGCGGCTCACGCCACACTACCGGACTTACAGAGTTCGGGAGTTCATTGGTTGTTGATGTCCGCCCCCAGCAGTGAGCGGCGCATCTCGGCCTCGGTGTTGCCGCTGATCTGGTGGCTGTGCCGTAGCAGCAGATCGACGGCGATACGGATCAGGGTGTTGTCGGTGATCCGCTCGGTCTTGTCGGTGCGCTCGGCAGCAACACGTCGGCGTAGGGTCGCCAGCGCGGCCACCTGGTCATCGCGTAGTCGCGCCTCCGACCGAACGAACGTCTGGTATCTCGGGGTCTCGTCCTCGGGCTTCCTGGTCATAAGCGCAGACTCTGTCACTCCGCTGGTCGGCGGAACGACGGGGCCCTATCACATCACCCGCATGACTGGATCGGCCCGGGGTCTGGCTGGTGTGGCCGGCGGCACGGTTAGGTTCCGTGCCATGAACGCACTTCCCAGGACTCCACTGCCCGCCCTGTCCAGTCCCCCGGGGGACCGGCTCGAGGTCGTGTCGGCGTGGGACGAGGCCACCCCGTACCAGTCGTGGCGCCCCCAGGCCCTCGTCCCGTCCACGCTCCGGCCGGCGACCACGCCGCGGGTGTACGCCGTGGTCAACCAGAAAGGCGGCGCGGGCAAGACGACGACCACCGTGGAACTCGCGGCCGCGTGGGCGGCGCAGGGCCTGCGGGTGCGGGTGGTCGACGCCGACGACCAGGAAGCGGCCCTGTCGGAATGGCTGCTCCCCCAGTACCCGGACGGTGCGACGCGGCATTCGCTGCGGTCGGTGTTCTTCGACGAGTGCACGCTGCTGGAGGCCACCTACCCCACGTTGTATGAGGGCATCGACATCGTGCCCTCCAGCCTGGACCTGAAGCGGGTGGAGTACGACCGGCCGATCGGAGCGGAAATGGCTCTGGCAAGCGCGCTGCGGCAGGAAGCCGAGGCGCACGGCGGCCGTTCCCCGTACGACGTGACGCTGATCGACGGGGCCCCGTCCCTGGGTCTGGTGACGGTGGCCGCGTTGACCGCCGGCGACCAGGTGCTGGTGCCCCTCGCGGTCGGCGGCCTGGACCTGAAGGCGATGGCCGCGCTGGATCGGACGATCACGAATGTGCGGGCGAAGACGAACCCGAAGCTGGAAGTCGGCGCGGTGTTCCTGACGGCGTGGGACAAGTCCGGGTTCGCGCGACAGCTGGCGTCCAGGGTGACCGAGGACTACCCGGAGGCCGCGCTGTTCCCGATCCGGCGGAGTGTGCGGGCGGCGGAGGCGCCGATCGCGGAGCAGCCGGTGCGGGTGTGGGCGCCGGAGTCGACGGCAGCCGCCGACTATGACCAGGCGGCCGGCCTGCTCCTGTCCCGAGGACCGCAAGCGTGAGCCGACGGTCGTTGAATCTGCCGCCCGCCCGGACTGGCTCGCCGGACGCGGAACAGCAGGTCCTGCCAGACATGCTCCCGGAATCGCTGAACACGGGCGAAGGCGTGGTCCAGGGGATGGTCGGGATGGACACGACCGCTGTCCTGTCGGTCGCCAGCCTGCCCACGCCCTACGACGTCGCCCCCGAGATCACCTCGCCCCTCACGGACAAGGAACGCAGCGACCTCAAGCGGTGCGAGCAGGCCCTCCATGGGTTCCGCAAGGCGCTGATCGTCGCGGGCAAGGCGCTGGAGGTCATCAACCGGGGCCGGCTGTACCGGGAGACGCACGGCACGTTCGAGGAGTACGTGTGGGAGGTGTGGGGATTCAAGCGGGCTCACGCCTACCGGCTGATCGATGAGTGGCCCGTGGCGGTGGCGATGTCTCCAATTGGAGACATCAACGAGGCGCAGGCCCGGGAGCTGCTGCCGGTGTACAAGAACCACGGCCCGGAGACGGCCGTGGCCTTCTTCCGGGAGACCACCGAACTGGCCGGGGAGCGGAAGGTGACGGCGGCCGCGCTGGCGGAGGCCCGTGCGGTGCTGCCGCCACGTCTGGCCGCGCCGGCCCAGGTCGCCGATGTGCTGCGGGCGGCCGCCGCCGAGGGCCGGGTGCCGCGCATCGTGCCGCCCCGGGTGGAGATCCCGGAACGGCCGGCCGGGGAGCCGACGCCGGCCGACGGGGACGCGCTGAAGGACGCCGCGCGGGCGGGTGCCGAGGGGATCGCCGTCCTTGAGGCCGCGCTGGCGCAGCAGAAGCAGATCTATGACCGGCTCGCCGGTGTGGTGGCGCCGGCGCTGCTGTACGACCCGGGCCGGGCGGACATGCTGTTGGGGGAACTGCGGCAGTATGCGAACCGGACGGCGTACCGGGCTCGCGGCCGCGGCGGCGAGGGGAACGAGGGTCGGAGCGCGGGGGATGATTGAGAGGTAGATGGCGTGGGGACGCTGAGGCCCCGCATCCTTCGTCGGGGGCGACGCAGAGGGTGCGGGGCCTTCGCCGTGCCCGGGGTCAGGCGGCCGGCTGTCCGAGCCTGACCCAGACGTCGAGCCACTCCCCCGGGGCGAGCTCCGTGCGGCAGGTGCGGCAGGAGGCGGTGTTGCGGCCGCGGTCGTAGCGCATCCGGCCGGTGCAGCGGGAGCCGTCGGCCAGTTCGGCCGGGCACGGCACGTTCGGGGTGTCGGCGTCGGCGGTGACCGTGCGCAGTTCGTCGGCGAGGCGGCCGGCCGTACGGTGCAGCTCGGTCAGGTCGGTGCCCTGGACCGCCCAGGGCAGGTGTTTGCGGATGCCCCACAGGGCGAGGGCGAGGCGGGCGTCCTCGCCGGGCGGCCGGGACGCCGGGGAGATGCCGCGGGCGAGGGTGAGGTCGGCGTACCTCAGGTACAGGGTGTTCGGCACGCCCATCGGGCCGATCAGGGCGAGGATCCGCCCGTTCAGCGGGAGGACCGGTTCCGGGCTGCCGGAGACCCGCTGGCCGCCGAGGGCGCGGCCGGGCTCGAGGGCCGCCGACAGCCGCGGCCAGATCTCCTCGATGGCGTCCAGGCGGGCGAGGATGCGGTCGTGGCAGGCCTGGCAGGTGGTCCACAGGGCGCGGGCGCCGTGCAGGACGAAGCCGCAGATGGTGCAGGGGTTCACGTCGTCTCCGGGTCAGGCGAACAGAGGCAGTTGCGCAGCCGTCGGTGTGGGCGTGGTGCCGTTCAGTCGTTCGTCCAGGGCGCGGATACCGGCCCGGAGCGGTTCCGCTCGGTCGTGGCGGTACAGGGTGGCCACGCATCCTTCGCACAGGCCGCGCTTGCCGTCCGCGCACAGCACGGGCGTACCGCGGCGCAGACGTCCCTGCCCGGTGGGACAGACGAGCGTCTCGTCGATGTGCAGGCCGGGCGCCTTGAGCGTCCACCGGTTGAGCTCGGTCCGCAGCTCGCGGAGCTGAGCCCTGATGATCTTCTTGTCTGCGGGGATCATGTCGTCTCCGTTCCGGGAAGGCACGGCGGTCAGGCGTTCGGGCGGTCCAGATAGGTCTGGGTGCGTCGGAGCAGTTCGGCGGACCCGGGCTGTTCCTTGGCGTAGGACCGGCACCTGGTGCAGGTGCATGTCGTGCGGGTGTCGGCGGCGGCGTCGGACGGGCCGACGGGCCAGGCGCCCGGAACATGGCCGGTGGCGTCGGGCAGGTTCGCCGGCGGCTTGCTGCTCTGCTGCTGGAACTGGCGCACGCCCTCGCGCTGGACGCCCTGGCCCGACCTGATGCCCTGCCGCATGAAGGCCCTCAGGTCGCCTTGGCGGCGCATGGCGGCTACGTCTTCGGGGTTGAGGTGCTGGTCGCTCATTCGTTCCCCCTGTCGTGGGACGGCGGTTGCGCCTTGGGCAACAAGCCGGTCTGACGTCGGGTGGTGCGACTGCTCGAACGGTGCGGCCGGCCGGGGTGGCAGCACGGGACTGCCACCCCGCCGGGACTAGAACGGCGGCGGACCGGCGGACGCGTACTCGTCCTCGGGCGCCTCGTAGCGGGCCGCGACCGCCTGCTGTTCCCGGGCGATCTCCTCCCGCATCTGCCGTGCCTTCACGCAGACGCCGCAGATCCCATCGGCGGGCGGATCGCCCCTGCCGACGCGGTGGCAGTTCT